CCCTTTAATCCAGATAAATACTTCTTTGGAAGTCCTGTACTTTTGTCTTTAGGTGTTGCTCTACGCTTCTTCGCCATTGTCATCTGTAGGTAATGTTGTTGAGAATTGACCAATAGCTGTTGTACTAGAGTCTATTTCATTATTAATTGAATTAATTGCTTCATCATCATCTACAACTGCTCTTGCAATTTGTTTATCTATTTCTTTAATAAATGTTTCTGATTTAACGCCACTAGCTTTTGCTACCTGTAAGTATTGTAAATCAGCCGCATAATCTCTTAAATCAAATGTATCTGGGTAGTCTATTTCACCATCAAATGCTTTGTTCTGCCATTTAGCAAACAATGACCAAATAGTTTCCTCTGCATTTTCTAATAGATCAGCCTTTTCAGATAGTCTTGCATTAAGTAATTGGAACTCAGTTTGTAATGCAATACCAGAATTAACAGTTTTCTCCGTACCTCTTACAGAACCCATATGTGTTATTCTATCAATGGCATTAACTTTCATATTAACAATTTTCATTATGCTGTCTAATGATTGAGAACTAGGTTGAATGATATAAGGTTTTAAGTTTGCGTCCATATCTTCTGGCATCTCAATAATGCTACCAGCACCAGCACTAGCTTCAACATTAGGTGTTTTAACTAAACTAGGGTGGTTAGATAATCTTATTAACTGCTCAATCTCTGAATAGTCATTGTAAATAGACTGTTGTAATTCTGCAACATCTGACAAATCACTAATACCTATTGCTCTTCTTTGTGACTTTTGATTGTATAAAATAACTGCTGGTATTTCTCCAATAGCGTTTGGTTGTTCATCAATCTTAACAGGTTTAGATGAAGCATAATCTTTCATATACTGATCAACTCTATACGTTGTAATATCTTCTGGAGTCCAAACTTTAATGATTGCTCTATCTTCGTTTATGTCCTCAACAATAGTTAATGATGTTAAAAAATATCTACCATTAGGCAATCGTTGATATTCCCAGTTCGTCACATTCTCTGGAGTATAGATTGAGATGTATGGTCTTATATCTTGTTGTAATTCCTCTGCTCTAGTCTTAGCTACTGTTGCTGGTTTATCTATAATAGCCCAACATGAACCATAAACTGAAGCGTGAAGTTGCATATCTTTGATTACATTATGAAATGATCTACCATCTAAATCTGCATCTTTGAGAAATGACTCAAGCTGGGGGTCACCAGACATTGAGCCATAATCTCTCGTGGGAGGAACTCTAAATAAAAAACTTGAATAAATCTGTACTACATTGCGGCAATGATTATCTAAGGGTGTAAAATCAACACGCTTTATATATTCATCATCACCTTCTAAAATATATCTATTTAAAAAATAACCATTGGAAAAATCATCTCCACCTACATATGATCTATAGTGAAAATTCCAGTTCTTTAGACTATCTTCATAATCTCCATGTTTAGCTACTAAAAATTCTCTACTATAATCTGCCATCAACTCCACCTAGTCGGTTCACTTGGTTTAAACTCTCTACGCAAAGGAAACATATATTCTACCATGTAGCCTAACGCATCGTTAAAATGGTCAAACCCACTATCTTTATCTGGAACACTTGTTCCCTCTTTGTATATCTGTCTTTCTAAACTCTTAATTAAGTTTTTACAAGATTTTGTTATAAATAGACTTGACACATTATTTGCATTTTTTAACTTGGAGTTTACAGCATTAATTCTATCTCTGACTAATGGGTGTTGCGATCTTGCTTTAACTTCAAAACCAGCGTTGCGTAGTAAAGATAAATCTGTCATTCCTCCAGCAGATGTTTTTCTTTGTCTTGAAGCTGGGTCTGGAAATACAACTATTCTATGACCTTGATACCTGTTTTTTATTTCATCAATCATTTCAGAAGTATTAGAACTCCATAATTGTATTTCATCATAGATTATTAAATCATTCTTCACTTGCTCTGCTAGAACACAAACCATAGGACTAATATTAAAATCCATACCAATATGAATTGTCTTAGAAACTCTCTCATAATCATTGATGATATGCTTGTTTCTATCAAAGTTATAGTAAATTATACCAGCATAATTAACAAATGTTGCTAGATATTCTTGTTGAAATGTGCGTTCATCTAGATCATTCTTAGCTTGTTCTATCTCTTCTTTACTTACTTGTCCGCCTTCTATTGTGGTATATTTAAATGATTGCCATTCTGGGTCTTGTTTAGAATACAAATCATAAGCAAAGTTAAATCCTTTTGGTGTTCCAGTAAATAAAGCGTGTCCTAATGTATCTGATAATGTAGGTCTAATTACTTCATACCATGCACTAGGTTTAATGTCTTGAAATTCGTCCATAATGACTAGATTTAGTCCCACGCCACGCAATGATTGTTCATTATCTGCTCCTTTGAGAGTTATCACTGAATTGTTTCTTAAAACTATACTTAGATCAGATTCATTAATCTTTTGCACCCATCTATGTTTTATCATTTGTTGTTTTAACATATCCCAAAATATTGTTTTAGATTGCCTATAGCTGGGTGATACATACCATACTCTTTGATTTGGAAACCTTGAAAATTTTGCTATCTCTTGGACGCACAGGTAGGACTTGCCAAATCTTCTTCCAGCTATCATTACGCGGAAACGCTTATCACATAGTATGACTTCTTTTTGTGGTTTAGTTAGCGGCACTTAATCAGCCGACCATTTTAAAGGCTCTGTATCTTCTGTTATTGGATATTCTGTTTGATTTAACATTTGTTTACCTAACCATATCTGCATAACCACATTACCCTTTTCAGCACTCTTCCATTGTAACTGTCTAAGCCTTAATTTCATCTCTGCCTTACCTTTTGTCAGATATTCGGAATAACTATGCCTAATAAGGCTTTCATCACACCCATAAAAGTCTGCTATTTCTTTATTAGTGCAACCATAATTAGCTAATTTTCTAATCTGTTCTGGGTCTATATCGTATTTTTTTGGTCTAGCCATTTATTAACTCTGCTTTCTTTCCTGTATAATCTTCCCATCTTTTAATTATTACATCTATATATTTAGGGTCAAATTCCATTATAAATGCTTTGATATTATTTTTTTCAGCGGCAATCAAAGTACTTCCAGAACCACCAAAAAAATCAGCAATGTTTTTTAAATTAATTTTAAATCTTTTTATTATCCACTCCATTAATGAAACAGGTTTCTGTGTTGGGTGTACTCTGTTTGTTTTTTCTGAACTTTGGGTAAATTGCCTTACAACACTTCTAAAATTTGCCCATGCTAATTCACAATCTGTTTGATCACTTTCTCCATTGTTTTTATCCCATACAATCCAACATTCACTATCTGGTAAACAAGAAGAATAATAATTTGCACCCCACCAAATTTGTTTAGATTCTGGATATAAACCATAAATTAAATTAAAAGCATCTTTAGCTATTTGATTATTATCATCTCCTAAAATATCATTTTTGTATTTTTTTGATAATACTCCAGATTTTGAAACTGCGTTCATTCCATATGGAGGGTCAGTGTGTATTAAATCTGGTTTATTTCCATTCATTAATTTATCAATATCATCAATTTTTGTGCTATCACCACACATTAACCTATGTTCGCCTAGTTTATATATATCTCCTAGTTTAGCATTTGGTTCTTTAGGTAGTTCTGGAACATCATCATCATCTGTTAAACCTTTTTCATCTCCTACAATAAGTCTTTCAAGTTCTTTATCGTCAAACCCTAAATTTTCCATCTCAAAATTATTATCTAACAAATCAGTAAACTCTATGTTTAATAAACCCATATCCCATTCTGAGTCCTCGTTAAGTCTATTGTCAGCTATTCTATATGCTTTTGCTTTGAGAGGAGGTAAGTCTGCAATTAATACAGGTACTGTTTTTAAACCTAAAAGTTTTGCGGCTTGATGGCGTGTATGTCCAACAATAATAATCATTTCCTTATCAACAACTATTGGCTGTTGAAAACCAAACTCTTTTATTGAACTAGCTACCTTATCTGCGTTTAAATTTTTTCTTGGGTTATTTATGTAAGGTAATATTTTATTTGTTTCTATATTTTCTATTTTCATTAGTGAATTGTAATATCTTGTTTTAAAACTTCCATGTCTTTTACTTGATGATGTTTTAAAAGATAATCGTTTGCTTCCTCTTCTGTTTCAAAACCAGATACTTGAATAACAGCAGAATAGCCACCATAAACATCTGGTATTGTGATGAATAGTTTCTTTAAATCTTCTTCCATTCATTATTTATACGCTAATATTTAATTTTTCTATATGATTTTTTTCTAACAAACCATCTTTATAGGCTTTTCTAATGTCTTGGTCTGTATCATTCATTGTTCTTATACCCTTTTTCCATAGTGGTAAATTAGCATAGGGGTTACGATTATCTATTTTAAACTCTTCTTTTTTCTCTGTTAATAGTTCTTCTGTCCAGCCCTCTGAGTTTAACCACCTACTGAAATGGGCTAAAAACTTCTTTTCATCTATAGAATCTGACTTGGCATTGTATTTCTCTATGAGAAGGCTTGGTTCTACTTTACCATGTATTTTTTTGTATGCTTTAAGACCTTCGGATTTTGTTCCACGCTTTGTTTTTAGCTTAGACCATATATCCTCAAAAGCATCATTAATTATTTTATTATTACTATTACTATGACTATAACTGCTTTGCGTTCGCATATGCGTTTGTGGTGCGTTCGCATTAGACCATCTTTTATCTGCCGCTTCTTTAGCCTTACCAGATTTCTCTATAACCCATTCAAATTCTTCCTTTTGGGCTTTTGAGAAGTATCCGTTTTCATCTTCTTTAAAGTACGTTTTAAGTATGTAGTTTATATCTTCCTCGTTGGCGTTTTGAACTATGCGTTTTATTCTTGATATATCTTTAGGTAAATATGCTTCATTCTTCCATGCGTAGCATAATAATCTAAAGTAAATACCTATTTCTTCGTTTGTAAGGTTTACTGTGTCAGCGATAAAATTATCGGTGCTTATTCCCATCTTCCATATTTTCGTCATATTTTTCTCCAATTTCTTTTTTTGCAATTTCTATACAATCATCAAAATAGCCTTGCCACCAGTTTTTAGTTTCTCTGACTATTTTCATATAATGATTTGCTAACTTCATTACCTCTTCAGATTCCCCAGATTTCATTTCTTTGCTCTAGCAACTCAGCACTATTCCAAGTCCAATCGTCTAATTTAGGAACTATTAAATGCTTCATATCATCTGGTTCATTACACGCATTAAAGATATTAGCACAACTCATTAGGTGCATTTCTATCTCTTTTAAATATTTTTTATGCGGTGTAAAATCAACAGGTTCACACTTCTTAGGCGTACAAATTAAAAGTTTAATATCTACAGGCTTTTCATACTTTTCTTCAAAGGCTTTTTGATAAATAGCCATTTGAAGCATATCATCATGTGTAGGCAAAAACTTGGCTTTTGTTTTAAGATCAATAATTAATATTTTTTCTTCGTACTCAAAAACAAAATCAGTAAACCCATAAAAAGGTATATCTAAAATGCTTGTATCTATACGACCTTGAAAAGATAAAAAATGATCTTTGAGTGGTGATAGTTTTTGAAAACATTGTTCAACCATTGGTGCAATCATATCATATTGCTTGTCATCTTCTTTATCTAATAAAGCTGTAGCTGATTTGTAATAAGTAATGGCTTTTTCAAAACAT